CGAGCACGCAGCGCAGGAGTCGGAGCGCCACCGCGTTGCGCTGGATGACGCCCGCGACACCTTCCGCAAGGGCGAGATCCACGCCCGCAACCAACAGGAGATAGCCGATGCCCACGCTGCCCAAGAAAAGCGCCGCCTTACTCGCCTTGCTGCTGCCGCTGCTGACGGTGAGCGGCTGCGCAAACAAGTCACTGAATACGCCGCCACCTGTGGTGGGGGAGAAGCCGACAGCCCAGCCGTTGCCCTCCAGCGTTGCCGGGATCGCGCCGCCACCCTCGGGGTTCTATACGGAGAAGCTGACAGCCAGGCGGAAGCGTTCGCAGGAGCTGCTGAACAGCACGCCGATGAAGTCCGCACCCTGATGCTCGTTGTCAAGAACGACCGCACCCTGCTGTCACCGCCCGGTGGCCTTGGCCTGAAAGCCCCGCCCCGGCCGGAAGCCGGGTCAACACCCTGAGAACACCATGAACTCAATGAATTTTGGAATGGCCCTCGAAGCCATCAAGGCTGGCAAGCGCATCGCCCGCACCGGCTGGAACGGCAAGGGCATGTTCGTGTACCTCGTTCCACCCGCGAGCTATCCCGTGCAGACGGGCGCCGCGAAGGCGCACTTTGGTGATGGCGCGCTGGTTCCCTACAACGCCTACATGGCGATCAAGAACGTGGACAACACGGTCAGCACCTGGGTGCCCAGCGTGAATGATTGCCTCGCATCCGACTGGGGCGTTGTGGGCGAAAGCGAGCAGGCGGCCAGCACCGTGCTGCCCCACCAGCAGCGCGTGATTGATGAGAAGGCCGCCCGCGACGGCGAAATCACCCGCCTCAATGCCTTCATCGGCGGCAATGCCATGTTCACCACGTTGCCTGCCGACGAACAGGCCCGCCTGCGCCGCCAGCTCGATGTGATGCGCGAGCTGTCCGTGATTCTGGGCGAGCGCATCGCCGCTTTCTAACCACCCGCCACCACCGAGAGCAAACCATGACTGCAACCCGTGAAATGCCAAAGTACCAGTGCCACAAGCAAGTGTGGGCATTGAAGATCAAGACCGTGGCCGTCCATGCGAGTGGCGACGCTGCAGTGAGTGATGCCGATTTTGTGGCATCCGATGCATTCCAGGGCGCGCACCTGGTCCCTGCCGAGGAGGGCTACGCGCCGGTCCATGTGTCGGCCGACTGGTTCCGCAAGCACAAGCCCGAAGCAGGCGGCTACTACGTGGTCTACGAGGATGGCTATAAGTCGTACTCGCCTGCTTCGGCCTTCGAGTCCGGCTACACCTCCCGCGCCGCAGGCACCACCAAGCTCCCCGTGATGGACCCAGGCCCCGACTCCCTGGAGCGCGAGATCCAGGCCAAGGCCGACAAGGGCCCTCGCGTGACGCCTGCAGCGCTGCAGGCAGAGATCGTCAGCGAGTTCTATTTCACTGCCTTTGACGGCGTTGTGGGATCAGCTGCCAAGGTGAAAGCCAGTTCGCCATTGGTCATGGTGGAATTGGCCATGGTGGAGTACGAAGAGAAAGCCGAACCCAGCTTGAACCTACTGACCTTCTGCGTCCTGGTGCTGCGCAACGGCTTCACCGTCATCGGCCACAGCGCCGTCGCCAGCCCAGAGAACTTCAACAAGGAAATCGGGGAGCGCATCGCCCGCGAGAACGCCGAGCGCGAAATCTGGCCCCTGCTGGGCTTCCGCCTGCGCGACGAGCTGGCACGCTGAAAACCAGAGCGCCAATGAAAAAGCCCCGCCGCAGTGATGCGGGCGGGGCTTTCTTTTGGTAGGCAGGCGAGTTGAATGCAGCCTATTTTTCAAAGAAATAGCCGCTGCGCCGATAGCAAACACTCTTCTTCGAAGGACCTAGGTTCGTGATCGAAACCGCCGTCTTAGCGCTGCCTTCCTTGGGGTATCCGACCGCACACACGCCAAATTTATAGCTGTAGATGCTCTGCGTCCAAGCGGTTGCAATGAATAACAGCCCGTAGAAGCGCTCATCAGAGGAGAAGATCGCTGCAGCATCTGTTTCTCTCGCGGGAAGCCTGAGTTTGGTCTTAAGAAGGTCAATGTCTTCCGGGCTCACCGAATCGCGAAAGTTGTCGAATTTGCGAACGGGGAATAAATTCTGGTTGTACGGATCACCGCTCACATTCGGGAAATTCGTGATCGCACCTGGATAGAAAATATCCATCACGGCGTCTCCTGTCTCTGTCTCTGACAGGAAAACTGTGGAGGAATCCACCGACTCAAGTGCGTTGACGATGGTGCACACCGTAACTGGGTTCTCTTTGGTGGCCACTCCGGACGAACTTACGTTAGACAGAATTCCTGTCCGATTTTCATAGGGATAGCAGCCTGATTGCGCCATGACACAGCCAGCAGCGGCTCCAAGCAGAGCGGTAATGATTCGCTTCATTAGTCTCCTCCAAGTATTTGGTGTTTCAGGTGGGCATCTTGTCGTAGTCAGCCAGCGGCATTTCCGAGCCGTCATGCGCCACCAGCACGCCAGCCGTTGAGTCCGATACTTCAATAGAGCGGTCATTGAACTTGGTCTTGTCCACCTTGTAGGCGCTCCCCATGGATGAGGCGCCGTAGAGGCGGCAAAGGGCCAAGTCCTCGGCTTGCTTATGGGTCAGAACCAGCTTTTGCGGTGTCTTGCCTGGGTGCTTGGCCCAGTGCACGCGGAAGGCGTTGGACACGCGGCGATGGAGTTCACCCATGCCGGGATGGTGTGGGGGGAGGTCAACGATGTTTTGGGCTGCCATGGGTGGAGATTGTCCATGGTCCAGAGGGGATGCCTAAGCTCATGCAGCTCTGCGCAGGCGAACTACGTTTGCCCCGCCATCCCGGTTTGGTGGGGCGCTGTTCTCGCAGGACACAAGGTAGTCAGCCCACAGTTTCAGGGCCCTGCGACGCTCCGGTATTTCCTCCCGCACGTCATAGACCCCCTCCATGCCCTTAAGCGTGTGGTTCAGGGCAATCTCGGAGATTTCGCGCGACACCCCCATGTTCATCAGGTGGCCCTTGGCCGTGCTGCGCGTGTCGTGGGGGGTGAATTTGCGGATGTCCATGTCGCCGCGCTCAAACGCGCGCCGCAGCGCCGCCCATAGCGTGGTGCGGCCGATAGGCACATCGCCCAGCTCCTTGGAGCGGTCGGCGCGGCGAGTGGGCAGCACGTACACGGAGTCGCCAGACAGGGCGATCAGCTCGTGGAACCAGTCAACGACGACAGGCGCGAGGGGCACCAGAAAGCCTGCGCGGGTTTTGACGGACTCTGCTGGCACCCACCAGGTGCCCGCTTCCAGATCCAGGTGCTCCTTCTTGGCCTTGACCAGCTCCACCCCGCGCACGCAGGTGGCCAGCAGGATGCGGAAGGCCAGGGCGTTCTCGCGGCCAATGAAGTCGATACCTGGCAGCAGGGACTGCAGCTCCTTGTTCTCCAGCATGACGCGCTGGCGTGTCTTGGGGCGGGGGCCCTTGATCGCGGACAGCTTGATCCCGGTGCACGGGTTTGCCGCAATGAGCGTCAGCCCGCAGGCATGGTCGAGCACCTTGGAGATAGAGGTGAGCAGTCGCTTTGTCATCAGCCAGGTCCGGCCGCTCTCCTTGAGGACGTTCACGACATCAATGCTGCTCACCTTGTCCACCTGCCAGGAGCCCAGGCGCGGCAGGATCACCTGATCGATGTCCGCATTGCGGTAGTAGATGGTGTCCTCGGCAAACACGTCTGGCCGGAGCACCTTCTCGCGGTAGTCGGCTATCAGGTCACGCACGGTCCACGCCGCCGCAGTGCGCGATTTGCGCTCCTGCTTTTCTGCCGCAGGATCGGCGCCCCCGTCAATCGAGGCGCGCAGCGCGCGGGCCTTCTCGCGGGCGGCTGCCAGTGTCACGTCTGGGTAGCCGCCAATGGTCAGTTCGCGCCGGCGCCCGCCCTGGACGCGATACCGGAGCACCCAGGCGGCGGTGCCGCCTTTGGAGAGTGTGAACGTCAGCCCGTCACCGTCCGACTTGGCGACAGCCTCACCTTTCGAGATCCAGCGCTTGATCTGTATGTCGGTGAGCGTGTGACTGATTTTGGGCATCGGCAGTCCTTTTTTTGGGTAGCTAGGAGTGTAGCTACCCACCTGGCTACCCGAATTTCATGCGCCAATAGGAATCAGCGTGAGACACTCTGAGTCAAAAAAACCAATGAAAACAACGGCTTGCGATGCTTGGTGAGACGTTGTGACCCACTCTGAAACACTAATTGAAATTCCAGGTGGCAATTTGCATTGGTGAGAAAACCTTTTTTGAATCAACGTGTTGCGTTGGTTGTGTTGGGATTTTTGCGGCTGGCTACCCAGCTAGCTACCCGAATTTATTGCCCTTGGCGAACCGTGCGCCGTGGGCCTACTTGGCATTGTCGCCTGCCCGGGATGCCAGGTAGTCGTGGATGCTTTTCGCCGTGATCCGGCTGGCGCGCTTGCCGACTTTCACCAGCGTCAAGTGCTTGTCGTTGACCAGCCGGTAGATGGTCGAGCGGGAGACATCGAGCTTTTCGGCGGCACGGTTGATCTGATAGGCGAGTTGGTGTTGTGCGGTGTTCATGCTGTGCTGGCTCCTTGCATTTCACGGGGTTGGCACGAACTGGCGGGCAGGGCGAAATACGCGGCGCCCGCTGCTGTCGGCTTGTGGTCGATTCCTTGGAGCAAGCCCTTGCGGTGCAGGGCCTGCAGGGTGCGGTGGTCTTTGGAGGGCTGTTGCCCCACCGTGGCCCGCCATAGCGCGTTGCGCTGGGCAGGCGAGAGGGAGGGGCGCGTGGTCATGGCGACAGACCCATTTCCCGCAGGTGGCGGTCGGCGGATGCATTGATGGCTGTGGCCACCGCCGCGCGTGCCTCGCGCTCCAGCTTGGGCAGGAAGTCGGCACGCTGGGCTGCTAGAAGGCGCAGGCCGGCTTGAACATCAGGGTGCATGTCCAGGTAGTCCACGCCAGGGTTCAAGAACAGATTCTTGTCGTAGCAGATGACGCCGCACATGCCGAAGATCACCCGGCCGGCGAATCCCGGAGCAGTGCGCAGCAAGTCGGATAGGCTGTTGTATAGCGCCCGCAGGTGGTTCACGTCCTCGCAGTCGAAGTCCCCATCCAGATCGTTGATGCGATCCGGGCAGTCGCAGTTGGGCCACGGCCCGCCGAAGCGTCCGTCTATTGCGTCAAGCACGCCCAGCAGCGACATGCCAGCGTCAAGGTCGCGCGTGGAGGGTTTTGCCATCTTCATGCTGCACCGCCTTCCTGCGCAAAGGGCTTCATAAAGACTAGCCAGTGGGTCATTCCCCGGCGCCCGCTGACCTGCCCAAAAAGAGGCCTCGCGGGCGTGGTGGCCAGCACCTCGGCCAGCTTCACCTGCGTTTCGTTCCACTTGAAGACCAGCACTCCACCGGGTTCCAGCACGCGGAAACACTCAGCAAAGCCTTGGCGCATGTCGTCGCGCCAGTCCTGCCCCAGCTTCCCGTACTTCGCGGCCAGCCAGCTGCGGGGGCCTGCGCGCACCACATGCGGCGGGTCGAACGCCACCAACTTGAAACTGCAGTCTGGGTAGGGCAGAGCCCGGAAGTCCAGCAGCACATCGGGCTCAATGCGCAAGGTGCGCGTGCCGTCATCGCGGTGCGAGCGGTCGGTGACGGTGATCGTCTCGCGGCGCTGATCGCCAAAGACTGCCCGGGGATCAGCTTTGTCGAACCACATCATTCGACTGCCGCAGCATGGGTCCAGGACGTGGACAGATTCTTGATTCATGGTTTCTTCCCTGTTGGCCGCTTCCGCAGCCAGGTGAAATGCGGGGGCATCCCCGCTGCTTGATAGGTGGCCCACAGCGGCGCCCCGGTGGGGCAGCGCTGCAGGTGGTTGGGGTTGGCGCCGGCCGCGCGACAGGTGGGGCAGATGGCGTGGTGTGCCTGGTAGGCCTTGTCTGCGGCGTTCCAGTCGGGGGCTGTCGTCATGCGGCTTTGCGCATCGCGCCGTTGGCCGCCTCGGAGTAGTTGGCTGCCACGATCAGCCGCATGGGCAATGGGCTGACGCTGTTCCCGGCCATCCGCACCTGGGCTGTCTTCGTGAGCTTCTTGCCGCTGGATGTGCGGTCGATCACGTAGTCAGGCGGGAAGTCCTGGGCGTTGTAAAGCTCGCGCGGGGTGAGCATGCGCAGCGTGATGTCCACGATCACCCAGGGCTCGCCCTTGAGCCATACCGTCACCAGCGCCAGGCGGTCGTGCGTGGTGATGGTGGTCATGGGGTCGCGCGGGTCTGCCCACTGACCTCCGCTGGCGTGGTAGCGCATCAGGAAGGCAGCGCAGCGCAGGGCATCCGCCTCGTCCTCCTTGCCCAGCTCGTACTGCACCAGGGCGTGGTGTTCGCCGCCTGCTGATACCACCGGCACCGGGTCGCGCGCATCGCGGCCGATGCTGTGCTTGCGCAGCGTGGTGAGGTGGGCCACGGCCAGTTGCTGCTGGCTGCCGCTGGTGGTGATGGTCGATACCCCGTTGCGCAGGTCGCGGGCGTGCACGGTGTTATGTCCGCCGTTGGCTTGCACCATGAAGGCGGTTGCCAAGCTCTGGCCGCCGCCGCTGGCAGTGACCGTGCCCACGGGGCCCTGCACGTCGTTCACCCCGTAGCTGCGGCGCTTGCTGTCGCCGGAGCCTTCGCCGTGGCCAGCCTGCACGAGGTAGGCAGATGCCACCGCATGCTTGATGCCGCCCGCCACCATCGTGCCGATGGCGGATTGAATGTCCATGGCGCGCGGGGCCTGGCCCTCTGCCTCACCATAGCCAGTCTGCACCAGCGTGTGGGCCGCGCCTTCCACGATGAACGGGTCTTTGCTCTCCAGCACGAACCGCTTCATGCCGTAGGCAATGCGCCGCATGGTGGCCTCGGCCAGCTCCTTTTTGCGGCCGAAGATGCTGGTGCCCGGGATGCTCCAGTCGATGCACTCGGCGGCCTGCTTGTACGGCTTCTGCTTGCCTGTGGGGTTCTTGGCGTGGGTCAGCTCAGGCCACACGATGGGCAGGCCATCGCACCGGGCGATCATGTAGAGCCGGGTGCGCGTGCTGCGGCAGCCCACCTTGGCATTGCAGATCACCCGCCACTCCACCTTGTAGCCCATGGCCCGTAGGCCCTCCACAAAATGGTTCCAGTTCTTGCCCTTGCGCGTGGGGTCGGGCACCAGGAATTGATTGCCCCGTGGAACCACCTCGCCCGGATCGGCCACGCGGTAGGTGGTCTTGCCGTTGGCGCAGGTGATCTTGTCCAGGGTGATGACGCGGCCGGTGGCGGGGTCGCGCTTTGCCACCAGCGGGGACCACTGCAGCATCTGCTCGACGTTCTCCAGCGTGATGACATCGGGCCGGGTCTTGCCTGCCCAGCGGTGCACCATCCAGGCCAGTGAGCGGATCTCCTGGCTGCGCGGCTGGCCGCCCAGGGCCTGGCTGTGGTGGGTGCAGTCCGGTGATGCGTGCAGCAGACCCACGGCCTCACCGCGCGTGACGGCCAGAGGATCAACCCGGCGAATGTCTTCCCGGTAGTGCCGGGTCTGCGGGTGGTTGATCTCGTGCATGCCAATGGCGTCGGCGTCGTGGTTGATCGCCACATCGACATGCCGGCCAATGGCCTGTTCGATGCCGGTGCTGGCGCCGCCGCCACCGGCAAAGAGGTCGATCACCAGCTTGGCGGAAAGCGCCAGGATGAATTGGGGGGTAAGCATCGTTGCTCCAGAAACGAAAAACCCCGCATGAGCGGGGCTGTGTTGTGGGGTGGGGCCTGTCAGGGCGCGGGCGTCGGCTGGGCCAGTCGGGTGCGGGCGGCAGCGAGGATGGGCTGATGCGATGGCCAGTGAGGCACTGAGCTACACGAAGCCAGAGCATCGGCCAGGTCTTTGATGAGTGCCTCATCCTGCTTTCGCTGGTCATTGAGGCCTGAGATCGTGCAGTCGTCGCAACCGAACGAGAGAGGCATCCCGTGTTTACAGACTGCCATCGCGCGCCCCCTTCCCGCTGTTGGCGGCTTCGATAACGGACTGGGCATGCTTTCGCATTTCTGCGCGCCCCTGTTCGGGCATGTGCTCCCACGGGTAGTCCATGCACTCGGCCAGCTTCTTGGCGGCTGCAGTTGTCTGCTCAGGTGTCAGCGCCCCCCGTACTGGCGTAGGCTTACTTGGGTGCGCGACAGGCAATGGCGAATGCTTCGGCTTTGCTGCCTGCTTGGCCCGGATCTTGGCCACCAGCTCGGGCACACTGATGCGCGACAGCTCCACCTCCCCGGCATCGTGCATGTCCAGACCGTTGGCGAGGCAGAGCGCAGCCAGCGTGACCATCACGCCTCCGACTTCCTGCGGTGGATCGCCAACGGGACGGCCAAACACGTAGTCAACCAGCTGGTGCGCCTCGCTGGCCGTGCACCCCAGGGCCTGCACCAGTTCCAGAGATTCCTCCAGAAACCGGTGGTTGCGCTCTGTGCGGTCTGCCGCGATCTCGGCGCCGAAGCACTCCAGCAGCCACGGCTGCACGCGCTGCTGGAAAGTTGCCCCAGCGGACTGTTCGCCCCAGCGAGTGATGGCCGCCTGCATTGCTCGGAATATGCGCGGTGTGGTGATGGGCTGGGCTTTCCCGGTGAGTTCGCCATTTGCCTCGCGGTAGATTGCAGCCAACTCCCCGTAGGTCGGTTTTTTGGGGCCGGTCATTTGAGACTCCAAAAGATGATTGCAAGAGCCACCAGCCCGCAGATAGGACTGACGATGTACGTGCCGATTGCTTGCACAAGTTCAATGGACATTGGTGGTCCTCGTGTTGAGCGGTTTATTGATGCTTGAAAAGACGGCTCTGAATCCGTTTGTTCTCGGCCTCGATCATTGGCTTGGCGATGGAACGCATTTCTGTGGCGTCACGGCAAGCCCACCAGGCAACCATGCATTCCACGGTGTCGTAGTCGGTGGTGGTGATGTCAGAGAACGCATCCCAATCCACTCGGCGGTCAAAGGACGTGGACACGAAAGCATCAGACTTCGCCAGCATTGCCTCGATGGTGCGGATGCCACCATCGACACCGCGATGGCGCCTGTTTTCCAGCGCCCAGGCCATCAGGAAACGCCCTTCGGCGCTGGTCGATGGACTGCTCTGAACGCCGATAGTCAGCATCTGCTCGGCAGCGTGCGTGAAGCCGCTCCCGCAGTTGCATCCCATGAAAGTCATGAACGACGCGCACACCGAGGCCTCGCGCTGGCCAACACTACTGCCCGTGCTCCAGAGGATGGTGTGCAGGCGGTTTGGATCGGCGGCCATGTAGTCCTGCCATAGCTGCAGATAGATACCCTCTCCTGGTGTGCCAGCGCGCGGCGGGCGGATCGGTGTGTGCACCAGTTCCAGCAGTTCGCCTTGCTCGCTCATGACGTGCCTCCGGGTTGCGCGGACAGGGCGCGGCGCGCCGATTCCTCGCCCTGCGTCCAGTGCATGCCCATGGCGTTGCTGATCGCGTTGAACGCCCGATCCTGCGCCACGCCGCCATGCTGCCGAGTGTCCAGCGCATAGTGGTAGTCGCGGATTGCCTGCTCAATTGCAGTGATTCGCGCATCCACCGCATCTGCCGTTGCTGGCTGTGGTGCGGCACGGGCTGCGCGGTCGGCGTCAACGTAGGCGCGCATCTGGGTGTATGTGAAGCCAGAGGAATGCGCAGCGCCATCGG